ACGAGCAAGGGCATCACATTCAAACTTTGCATCAGATGTTGTAAGCTGAACAGGTGGAGTTTTTTGTGTATAAGCACTTGGCCCACGAAGAATGCCAACAATTCCCATTTCAGCAGCTACTCGACAGAAACGAATTGCTGATATAACAACACCACCTGAGTTTGGTGAGTCTTGACATGATAGTCTAGCTTGAAGAGTATAACGAGCTCCACCAAATCCAAATGCTACAATATCAAGATCTGCAATCTTATTATCAGATCCAACATAATCACCACCTGGTTTTTGCATAACAGTTAGAGATGGGCCGGCATATAGTGTATCACCGGCATAGTCAACACCACGGACAGTATTCTGTCCTTTTAAAACATTTTCTTTTGAGATATGTTTATTATGTAAACGCTCTTTTTCAGCCATATTAATAAAGTCAGTGTTTGATGTAACACCATTACGAATATGTTCACGGCCTTGGGTTGCTCCACCAATTCGATTGGTTTGAGTATGATATGTAACATGTAAACCACCATCAATCATTGCACCCTGCAATACCTCAGATAAACGAGATGCTCCCCAAGCTGAACGCATATCAGATCCAACAAAAGTAAGACCTGCATTAATAAATTTTTGTTCGATTTCTTGAGTTTCTTTTGTTTCAATCAATGTTGGAATACAATTAACAAAATGTACTTCAGCAGCAAGAGCAACGTCTAAATAAAAGCGAGTAGCTTTTTCAGATCCAACTGGCAGATAATTAATAAGAACTTCGACACCAGATGATTTGATAAGACTAACAATATCATCAAATGACTTAGCTGATTCAGCACCAACTCTAAATGATACTTCTTCAGGGTAATATTCCATCCATTCTGCAACACCATCAAGTGTTGGGCTTGAATACACTTGAGCGCCTTTGGCTACAGCTCCAGGTGAATTGTTTCCAGATTCTAATATTTCTTGAACATGATTCATTGCGCAATTTGGTTTTGCTCGTAAAGCTTCAATAAGAGGACGATTAACTTTACGACGGTCTACGTCAAAGCCAATTACAAATTCAACAGAGCTTGTATCGTATCCACCAATATCTGGATACATAAGACCTACAGTATCATTTGGATTTTCATTATAATATTGCATGCCTTCAACAAGCGACTGTGCGCAGTTTCCTACACCAATAATACCAACTTTAATTTTCTTCATTTTTACTTCCTTTATTTCAGTTTTTTAAAGTGAGATTGGCTGCATAAGCAGAGTAGCTCACGTTATAGTTATAATAGTTTTAGTGATTATATTATATTACATTTTTAATAAAATGTAAACTAAAAGTTTACAAATTAACCCATCTATATTTAAGACCAGCTTCTTTGTAATATGACTTAGATCTTTGCCATGAGTCATGCCATTTTTCATCAATCTTTTGCCGTGGCATGACTAGTTCAGCAACTCCTACTTGAATAAGTCCTTTTGCGCAATCAGAACAAGTAGGAAGACCTGATACGTAAACAGTTGATTTATTTAAACACACACCATTAAAAGATGCATTATAAATCATGTTCATTTCAGCATGAACAATTCTAACATATTTCTCTTTTCGATTACTATATAGGTTAGGACTATCAAGCATTCCTCGAGGAAATCCATTATATCCTTGAGCTAAGACTTGCCCTTTTGAACCTACAGCAATGGCTCCAATTTGGCTTGAAGGATCTTTAGACCATCCAGCAATAGTTTTAGCTAGCTCTAAATATCTTAGATCCCACTTATGTTGTCGGGCAAGAAAAGCTTTATCATTTTTTTTATGAGCATTCTCTCTATCTTTCATATCATTATAATTATTTGACAAGATTAAAATGCCTTTCATATACGTGAAGATTTTGTACCTGCCAGATCATCATACCAGCGCTAACTGGATCTTTAACTATACAGATATTATTTAAATCATCTACTAATTTATTTTGTACATGTCGTTGCCAAGCATAATCGTTCTTATAACCAAACACCACATCATTAGACCGCATTTGGACTACACAATGAAGTAAATTATCACGAATATAGTAAGTGACAGCGTTAGTACAAATGAAATCAGATTTTCCATTTTCGTTAAACTCCACCCAAATAGAAGGCCGATTGTAGATCATAGAAGCACGTCTACCATCGGGATTTTTGTCTAGTTCAGCCAATACGTTTTGATATTGATCATAGTATTTATTCGAATAAATTAGATGACCATAGTTTGAATTAATTTCACCATGTGTATTAGCAGCATATTTCCAAGCAGCTGGAGCATCTTCGCCAGACTCTTTATTAATATCAAAGATATTAGTTGATTGGCTATCATACCAATCCAATTCTTTTTGAATATATGAAAGAGACGGTTTACCAAATATAGATGGCTCATCAGCAATAAATGATGCACCAATCATTTCAATAGTGCGTGCGCCAGTTTTATCAATAGTAAATGCTTCATCATTTAATTCATCAATAAAGAATTGACGAACATCTTTTACAGAATTCATTTTCATTGCTCACATACTCTCTTTCTTAGATCGCTTGTTGAAAAGCGATGATCACGTTTATTAAAATAAAGATCTATACCACGTTGTCGACATTCATCTTTACCAGTAAAATCTTTACTTCTATATTCTTCACCAAGTATCCTAACATCAATTGGATACATGTTTATTATATCACATAAATCGCTTTCTGTACAATAAATAATCACTTCATCTACATATTTTATTGCATTGAGCTGTACCTGTCTTTCCACAATATTTTGAATTGGAGCATTCTTTTCTTTACGATCGATGGTAGGATCTACTTGCAGACCGCAGATCAAATAGTCACACTGTGACTTTGCTTCTCTGAGCATAGATACATGTCCAGCATGAAGTAAATCAAAAGTACTACAAGTAAATCCCACTTTCATTAGTCGTGTTCTCCATTATTTCTACGACCGTTATATCCATCAATTCTATCAAAAAGCTTAGGATTGCGCTTTGCAGTATCAAATGTGCCGACTGTAATCACAATTGCTGCTAATAGCAATGTATGAACGATTGCGTTAATACCCCAAAACATAATGCTTCCTAAATACATAGAGCATACAGATACCCACATCCAAGCAAGTATCTGCATAATCAAATGTCTAACTTGAAGATTTGGTATATTTCTTAAAGGATTAATATCTGCATCCATGACACTATTCCAAGCATCATTAATAAATTCTCTCATTGTCCGATCTCCCTACAGTTTCTCTTATGATATCGTTGTGGTTAAACTCAGCCCAGTATAACTCAAAAGCTACACCAGGTTCAATACATTCAAATTGATGATAAACTCCTGGTTTCACTTTAGTATATTCACCAGCTTGTAAAATAGTTTCATCGATTAAATCGTAATCATTTTGCCATACGCGTACAAGCATTATTCCTGACTCGATATAGAAACCATTCCATTTGTACTCATGCAGATGTTTTGAGCATACTCCTGTAGCTTCCATTTCAATACGATGAAATTCTAAAGTGCCATTAGCTTCAATGAGTTCAGTCATTCCCCAGACTTTACCAGCTTTCAATTATTTACTCCTTCATAGTTAGCAAGAAATTCTCTATCAATTTCTAAAGACCAATCTTTAGTAACATATGTTTTACCATTCCATTTGTATGTACCAGCAAAAACATAATCACGAGTTTTTTTATCATTTAAATATATGATAACCCAATCAGGCTGATATAAGTTAGGATACTTTTTACGCTTTTCTTTCAAACGATATAATACATTAGGAATGTAATTAAAAACTTTTGTTACTTTTACTTCAACATCAATACCTTCTGGAGATATTACATCCTGATATGGTAAAGGATTATCAGTAAAATTACATTTTTCAATAAGAAACTGTTCAGCCGCCAGACCGTACATACTAGTAACAGTAATATCATCAAGAGTTCTACCCTTTCGAGTAGACTCTTTATCAAAAATAAGTTGACTCTCAGCCTTTGCCTTGGCCAAGAGTTCTATCAAATTTATATCTTTAAGACTGAACGTTC